CTGCCCGTCGGAATGAAGCAGCTACACCCGTCCGGTCATCGGCTTTTCTCGGTGACATGATGGGGCGCGGCTGGCGAAAGATCGGTCGGCATCAGGGTTGCTGATCTCGCTGCCGCTCGCAGGAATAACCCGGAGTTATTCGGTGGCATCATCCTTGCGGTCCGCAAGATAACCCGCAGAGACCCCCTGAAAGCCGCAAGATAATACCTGTTATCTTGCGGAAAACGCCTTCGGAAAACGGGTATATTTAACTGGTAAATCAAATGGTTAGCGGAGATATGGCACTCGCTCTCTCTTCGAAAGAGCCGGAACGTGCAATATCTTCAGACGATGATCTGCTCATTCGGTCATGGCTTCATAACCGTGGGCAGCACACTCGCCAGGCCTATCAGCGCGACGTCTTCGAGTTTCTAAGGCATGTACAAAAGCGGCTTGAGGAAGTCGAACTGAAGGATCTGCAGAATTGGTTTGACAGTCTGACGGGAGCTGAAGCGACCCGCAGGCGAAAGTTATGTGCACTCAAATCGCTGCTTGCTTACGGAGCCAGACTGCAAAGCCTCCCTGCCGACGTGGGAGCTGCCTTTCGTCTGGAGCGAGCAAGAGACAATCTTCACGAGCGCATCCTCACAGAGGAAGAGGTGGGCCGCCTTATTGACGGAGAGGTCGACACTCGCCGCCATGCATTGCTTCGCGTGCTCTATGTGCTTGGTCTCCGCATCAGCGAAGCGTGCGCCCTTAGTTGGCGGGATATGACGCGGCGCCAGCAGGGCGGAATAGCAACAATATTCGGAAAGGGCGGGAAAACGCGATCTGTCGCTGTTCCCGCTAAACTCTGGAAAGAGCTCGTGGCGCTCAAAGGTGATCGGCGGCCACATGAGCCGGTGATCCCGGGCCACGACGGCGGTCCGTTGTCGGTCGATGCTGCGCATCGGGCCGTAAAACGGGCCGCCAGGCGAGCGGGGCTGTCGCCAGCAGTCTCCGCGCACTGGCTACGGCACGCTTGCGCGTCTCATGCGCAGGATCGCGGTGCGCCAGCGCACGTTGTGCAGGCCACATTAGGGCACGCCTCGCTCGCAACGACAACGCGATACAGCCACGTTCGTGAGGGTGACGGCGCGGGAAAATATCTGGACTGACCACAACATGAACAGTCTCCGGCTCGTTAAATGAGGATTTCAGATCCATGAGATCGACAGAAAGTAGCTCCACAGACGCGAGCATCTGGCGCAGGGCGACCGAGCATTACTCGCGTGTTGCCAGAAGGGATCATCGTCCTGGAATCAGGATATGGGCCAAAAAACGAGCTGAAGATTGTGCTGAGCGGATGCGCTATGCTCCGTCGCAACGGGATGCTGCCGGATGAGAGAAATCCCCGAAGGATACCTGCAGGATTCTGCCGGTCGTCTTGTCCCGAGCGCAAACGTGAAGCCAGAGCATCTGCTCGAGGATGAGTTGGTGAGGCGGCTGTCTCAGGTTGCCGAAAGCCACAGCGACACGCTTCGGCAGTTTCGTGAAACGTGCTTCGCAGATGTGCGGGCGTTTCAGGAAATTCTTGGTGAGAAATACGGCGCAAGTGTTGGAGGGCAGAAGGGCAATCTGTCTCTCACAAGTTACGACGGCACGCTGCGCATTCAGATTGCAATGGGCGATACCATTTCGTTTGGTCCGGAATTGCAGGCAGCAAAATGTCTCATCGATGACTGCCTTACGCGATGGACCAAAGGAGCGAACAAAAACATCAGCGCAATCGTGCTGGATGCCTTCGACGTTCAGAAAGAGGGCAAGATCAGGACTGACAAGATCCTGGCACTTCGCCGTCTTGAGATAGATGATCCGGACTGGAAGCAGGCCATGGAAGCAATCTCCGATAGCATCCGGATCGATGCAACGAAGCAATATGTTCGTTTTCATGTCCGGGTGAAGCCTGATCAGCCATTCCGTCAGGTCCCACTGGATATCGCGCGCACCTGACTGATGAAAATGAGAAAGCCCCAGGCGGGTCACGCCTGGGGCTTTCTGACTCTTCGTTTCGGATCCCGCCGATCGGAGCGCCTGTATCGTTCATATCAGGAACTCATTTGAATGGCAGCTAAAAACACTTCGTGGACCGGCAAGCATGATGAAGCACTCAAGGTATTTATGCAGTCCAAAGGCGCATCCATCAGGAAAGCTGAGGTGCGGTTCTGCATGTCGAGATCTTTCCTGCATCGGCGCCTTGCTGAAATGAATCTAACCTGCAGGCCGCAGAGTTGCTCTCTCGCGCGTCAGGCAGCGGGCTGGGAGCCCCTCCCGACAGGTCATCCGCTCGCAATGAGCGCTATTCTGCTTCCTCTGATTTCTACTGCTGACCGCTTCTCAGATGCCGTCAGTTCCTGAGCGTTATCATCCGATCGGTTACTCGGCAGATGTGACGCGGCGCACGTTTGATGAACGCAGAGGATCTGCGTCGTCGCGTGGATATGACAGGAAGTGGCGTGATTTCAGATCGTGGTTTCTGCGTCGGCACCCTCTGTGCCTTGATTGTAGCGGTGCTGGCAGGCTGAAACCCGCGACTGAGGTGCATCACATCCAGAAGCTGCGCGATGCCCCGGAGCGGCGCCTGGATGAAGGTAATTGCATGCCGCTATGCCAAGCATGCCACAGCGCTCGGACAGGCCGCGGCGAGTGATGAAAATGTGCGACATTTTCGCAACATTGTGGTGTTTTTGCCCTCTCGTAGGGGTATAGGGGGGCTCGAAGTTGGCGCGTAAACGCGCGTGGACCGAGCCTTCCTTCTTTTTTCACGCGTGCAAAATGAAGGAAAAAAGGTTTTGGCGCGTCCACGCAAGCCGACGCATCTGAAAGTCGTCTCCGGGACGGCGCAGAAGTGCCGGGTAAATGCTCAGGAGCCGAAGCCGGACGGCGGCGTTCCTGAAATGCCGGCTCAGCTCTCCGGACGTGCCCGCTCCGTTTGGGGAAAGGCATGTGTCGTGTTGGCGGACATGGGCGTCCTCACGATGGCGGACGGGATGGCTCTCGAGGCGCTTTGTCTGGCGATCGCTGACGAGCAGGAAGCGCGGGCCTCCCTCATGTCTGCCGTAAGTATCGGCGAGGGCGATGAAAAAACTGTAGTGGCGGAGGCCGGTGCTCAGACCTACGTGACTGTGGGCAAGAGCGGGCCGATGTTGAGGATGCGCCCGGAAGTGGCGGCAATAGCAGATGCGAACAGGCGAGTAGCAATGTGGCTGGCGAAATTCGGCCTGACGCCGGCGGACCGGTCAAGGGTCGGCGCGGAAGACAGAAAGGCGGACAATCCGTTCGAAAGGCTGGGTTAAAACATCCTCACGTCACTGCAGCCGACCACTACGCCAGAGACGTCGTCAAAGGGGGTATTCCTGCGTGTCAGTGGGTGCGTCTGGCATGCGAGCGTTACCAGCGCGATCGCTTGAAAGAGCGCGACGCAGAATGGCCGTACCGGCTCGACAGGGCCCGAGCGGAAAAGATCTGCCGGTTCGTCAGCCTGATGCCCCATACCAAGGGAAAATGGGCGTTAAAGCGAGAGCTGATTGTTCTCGAGCCGTGGCAGTCATTCATTCTGGTGAATATCTTTGGCTGGGTCCGGAAGTCAGACGGGCTGCGCCGCTTTCGGATCGCGACCATCGTGGTGCCCCGCAAGAACGGGAAATCCTGTCTGTCCGCGCCGGTCGGCCTCTACATGCTTGCCGCCGATGGCGAATTCGGCGCCGAAGTCTATTGCGGCGCAACCACTGAAAAACAGGCATGGGAAGTGTTCCGGCCTGCTTCGGAAATGGCACGACGCACGCCGGCATACCGGTCAGCATACGGGGTCCGGGTCAATGCTTCGAATATCAACGTTCTGGCAAACGGATCCCGGTTCGAGCCGCTGATTGGCAAGCCGGGCGATGGTTCTTCGCCATCCTGCGCTCTCGTAGACGAATACCACGAGCACCCGACCTCTGAGTTATGGGACACCATGCTTACCGGTATGGGTGCCCGCGACCAGCCTCTTATGTGGGGCATCACCACTGCGGGCGATAACCTGGCTGGCCCGTGCTTTGATCAGATCCTGAGCGGCAGGAAGGTGCTGGAGCAGGTCTTCGACGATGAAACGCTGTTTTTTGTGGAGTATACGATCGATGACGACGATGACTGGACCTCTCCGCAAGCGCTGAAAAAGGCAAATCCGAATATCGGAATTTCGGTCAGCGAGGAATTCCTTCTGACCCGCCAGCGCGATGCAATCCGCAATCCGCGTCTGCAGGCCACATTCAAGACGAAGCATCTGAATGTCTGGGTTAACTCCCGGTCTGGCTACTTCAACATTCAGTCATGGAATCAATGCCACGACCCCGCGTTCTCCGAGGCCGGTTATTATGGCCGGGACGCGGTTATAGGAATGGATCTCGCGTCCAAGAATGATATCGCGGCGCTTCAGGTCCTGATCCCGATGGATGACGGCCGGTTCGCGACATTTGGCCGGTATTATCTGCCCGAGGCTGTTCTTGATCACCCGGGCAATGAACATTACCGGGGCTGGGCAAATTCCGCCGAGCCTTCTCTGGTCATCACTGATGGCAACATGATCGATTTTGGACGGATCGAGGATGACCTGGACGAGCTGAGGAGACTGTTCACTGTATCAGACATTGTGTTCGATCCGGCTCAGGCTTCCATGCTCGTTACCAGACTGATGGAAAAGGGCGCAACGGTCACGCAGTTCGACCAGAATGCCCGAAACTATTCAGAGCCGATGAAGCAGGTTGCCGCCGAGATCGACGCTGGCCTGATTGTGCATGGCTGCGTTCAGAACCATCCGATGACGTGGATGCTTTCCAACGTTGAGGCCCGGCTCGATGCGAAGGATCAGGTTTATCCCCGCAAGGCCCGACCGGAAAACAAGATCGATGGGCCGGTCGCGCTGATTATGGCCAGGTCACGGTTCCTGACCAGTAATGTCAGCTCCGTCTATGAGGAGCGTGGCCTGATTTCGTTTTAAGGACATCGTATGAAAACGCGCCGGGAGCCATCGCTGACGTTCCCGCACCACCAGAAGTCGGACAGTGTGGCGCCCACGGATTTCAGTCTTGCGTGGCCCAACCCGAACATGATGGGTCTCTTCGGTGGCTGGACCGGCTCCACTGGCATTCCAGTCACCCCTCTCACAGCGCTTCAGGTATCGACGGTTTACGGTTGTGTTAAGGCAAAATCAGAAGACATCGGGAAGTTACCCTTCCGCCTCAGGCGCCGGCTTCCAACCGGTGGCGCTGCGGTAGAAACAAGGCACCCGCTCTGCCGACTGCTTGAGAAGCCGAACCGGTGGATGCTGCCGACCGAATTCTGGTCCTATATGACCACAGCCCATGAGATGCGAGGCAACGCATATGCCGTGATTGTTCGCGGACGTGCTGGTCAGCCTGTATCTCTGATCCCGCTGAACCCGGACCGCGTAAACGTCCTGCTCTCTCCGCGAGGTGAACTCTATTATAATGTCAGCCATCCGCAGCTGGGAGACGGCCTGACGCTGCATGGCGATGACATGCTGCACATTCGCAATCTCTCGATTGACGGGGGGTATCTGGGTCTCAGCCCGATAGCGATCGCTCAGGATACCATCGGCATCGCCCTGGCGGCTCAGCAGCACGGTGCCACATTATTCAGAAACGGAGTGCAGGTTACAGGCGTTCTTTCGAGCCCCAACAAACTTTCCACGGAAGCTGCGCAGCGCATGGCTCAGTCGTGGAATGATATTTACGGGGGTGTGCAGAACAGTTCGAAAACGGCAGTTCTCGAAGAGGGAACGAAGTTCGAGAAGATGAGTCTGACGTCCGAGGAAGCGCAATTCCTTGAGACGCGACAGTTCGCGGTGGTTGATATCTGCCGGCTGTTCCGGTGTCCGCCTCATAAGGTCTTTGATCTCTCTGACGCGCACTACGCAAACATCGAAAGTGCCAATCAGGATTACATTGATGACGCGCTTCAGCCTCTTGTTACGAAATACGAACAGGCGTGTGGACAGAAACTGCTCTTTGATGATGAGCGCGCGGATCTGTTCTTTGAGTTCGATTTCAGCGCTCTCCTGCGGGGAGATCAGGCGACCCGGTTTGCGGCCTACCAGATCGGCCTGAACAGTCTGTTCATGACCCGGAATGAGGTCCGGATCAAAGAGGGCATGAACCCGGTTCCAGGTGGTGATGAGTTTGTTATCCCGCTGAATATGTCCAGCCCCGATGGCGCCCCAAAGCCGGAGGGTAAGCCGCCCCCCTCAGGTGTGGCGCCGGTAACGCAGCCACAAAATTCGGAGAACGCGACTTCCGACGGCCCTCCCGGCCCCGGTCAGAATGTCGTCGGAGATTAACGGATGCCAATCATAACGCCGCTGCGACAATTCAGGTCGCTGGTGAAAAAAGGGGCTGCGATACCCGCAGACCTGAGATTGCGAAAGCAGCTTCCTCTAGCCGATATCAGCGCGACGGGCGACCGGCGACTGAGGTTCACGATTTCCACGGGAGCGATCGACCGCGATTCCGATACCCTCGACCCGGAAGGCTGGGACCTGACTGAATACCGGCAGAACCCCGTCGTTCTCTTTTCACACGATGCTTCCGGATACCCGGTCGGCAAGAGTGTGGCAGTCGATATTTCCGACGGCGTGCTGTGGGCGGAAGTCGAGTTTCTGCCGGTCGATATCCCGGAAGCAGGGCCGCGAGCTGAAGCTGTCTACCGGATGTGTCTCAGCGGCTTTCTGAACGCAGCCAGTGTCGGCTTCCATCCTGTGGACTTCGAGTTTTCTGCCGACCGGATGGATGATTTCGGCATCGACTTCCGGAAGCAGAAGCTTCTGGAATGGTCGATCGTCACAGTCCCGGCGAACCCCGAGGCTCTGATTGAACCTCAGACGACGCAGGATGACCCGAACATCCCGGTGACAACACCTGATCCGTCGCTTGCGGGCGAAGGCACACCGAAAGCAGCGCGTGACGCGCTGATCCGATCCCTTTCACTCCGGGCGAGAGCCTCAGCGGTCTGACCCGGCTGTCCCGATTATCTGCCGGCACAGCCGGTCTTCTCAGAAAACGGAAACACAATGAGCAAACTGCACGAACTTCGCCGCAAGAAGGCGACACTCGCCGCTGAAATGAAGACGATCGCCACGAAGGCAGCCGACCTGCCGGAAGGCGAGGAACTGTCCAAAGAGGACGAGAGCCGGTTCAGTGAGCTGGAAACGGACATTAATGCCCTCGGGAAGGTGATGGACCTGATGGAGCGCGCCCAGGAAGCTGAGGGCGACGCGGCCGAGGCGGTCGATGACGGCGAGAAGGATGGCGATGATGACGACACCGACGGTGATGATGCGGATGCCGACGATGACGGGATCGAAGAAGAGAAAGCGCTTCGCCGCATGAGGCGGAAGTCTGGCGCATCCGTCGCCGCTCAGGCCGCGAAGAAGCTGGATAAGGGTGCAGTCGTCGGCGCAATGATTCGTATGATTGCGAATGGCAATGGCTCACGTGCCGATACTCTTGCAGCCTCCAAGAGCCTTTATGGTGAGCGCAGCCCCATCACGAAGGCGCTCAGCACAGGAACCGGCGCTGCAGGCGGGTTTATCGTGCCGCCCGATTATGTCGCCCAGGTCATCGAGTATCTGTATCCGCTGACCGTCGTGAGGTCGTCCGGCCCACGCGTCCTGCCGATGCCGCGCGGCACGATGACACTTCCTCGTCAGTCGCAGACGGCTACAGCCGGTTACGGCGCTGAACTCGCGGCCATCCCGACTTCCGAGCAGCGCCTCGACAATATCGTGGCCAGCTACAAGAAACTGACCGCGCTCGTCCCCGTCTCAAACGACCTCATGCGCTATAGCGACCCCGCCATTGACGCATTTGTTCGTGACGATCTTGTGCAGATCATTGCCCGACGCGAGGATCTGGCTTTCATTCGCGGAGATGGCCTGAACGACAGTCCTCGCGGCTTCAAATCGTTCTGTCCGGCTACGAATGTCATCACAGCCGGAACAACCGCTGGCGTTACCGATCTGGCGACCATTCTGCAGACGGTCAATCAGGGTCTGACCGGGGCCATCACAAAGCTGCGTATGGCCAATGTGCCGGTTATAAGTCCGGTATGGATCATGAACCCGCGCACCGAAATGTTCTTGTATTCGCTGCTGAACGCGCTTGGCGTTTACGTCTATCGTGACGAAATGAACGAGGGGAAAATCCTCGGGATTCCGTACAAAACCACGACACAGATTCCGGTGAATCTGACATCCGGCAACGTGACTGATCTTTCGGAAATCTATCTCGTGGAGATGACGCAGGCGCTTCTGCTGGATTCAATGTCCATGGAACTCAGCGTTTCACGTGAGGCGTCTTACACCGATCAGACAGGCAATGTGGTGTCCACCTTCCAGCAGGATCAGACGCTCGTGCGGTGCATCGCCGAGCACGACTTTCAGATGCGCCACGATGAGGCCATTGCGATGATCCAGGCGGTTGACTGGCAGCCAACACTGTCCTGACGGGACGCATCTTCCTCCTCTGAACTTCAAGGATCATCACAATGGCGGATTTTGTCGGCCTCAGGGACATTGCGTCCTATATCACTCCCGTATCGGCATCGGCCGTGACAGCAATCACGGCCGGTGCAGCAGCAGCGGCGGTAACCGGAGCCACGATTGACCGTGTGGCGCTCGGGCTCCCTCAGACGCTGGTGTTCCTGTTCCAGTCATCCGCGAAGCTTACAGCTTCTGCAACGCTGAGCCTGAACAGTCTCCAGTTTCAGACCAGCCCGGATGGCGCAACATGGACCGATTACGTTGACCCCTACAGGGCCGGGATCGCCTCCCCTGGCGCCGTTAGCACGGGGCCGGTCGGCGGCGGGACTGTCGCGGGCGTTACGCCGGTTGAAGTATATGTTGCGTCATCCGATCAGTATTTTCGCGCGGTGTTTACGCCAGCGCTGTCGGCGACCACGTCCGATACGGCCACAATCATGGTCGCTGCCATTGCAGCCGGCTTCGCTCACAATCCTGCGCCGTAAGGAACGACGATGAGCCAGAATGTCAGCGTTACTTTTCTGCGGTCCGTCTCGGCGGGCGGCAGCACCTACAATGCAAGTGATTCTGCCAGCTTCCCGAAGGAACTGGCAGACAAGCTGGTCCGGATTGGTGTCGCGAAACCTTATCACGCGCACGTCACAAAAGTCTCTGAGTCTCTGAAAAAGGGCTGATTCAATGGATACCGCACTCACGGTCCTGAACGGGCCGGCGGTTGCCCCTGTCAGCATCGAGGTTCTGCGTCGTCATATCCGCGTTGATTACGAGGATGACGATGACCTTCTGGGATTTTACCTTAGCTCTGCGGTATCTCTTGCTGAAGAGTGGCTTTCCAGAGCACTGATTACTCAGTCGTTGCGCTGGTCGGTCGGACGACGTTTTATGCCGACAGCGGCCGGGCCGAGCCCATATGTGCCGCTGTTCTTTCCGGGCGGAAATGCATTCGGTTTGCCGAATATGGACAGGCTCCCCCTGGAGTTGCCTCGCAGTCCCGTGCAATCGGTGCAGAGTGTTCAGCTTGTCCGGCAGGACGGGAATGTCGAGCCACTGGAAGCCTCGCAGTATGTTCTGGAGAATGACCTCCAGCCTGCACATCTTCGTCTGCTGCCCGGTGCTGATCGAGGACCTGTCAATCATCTGATTATCGCTTTCACGGCTGGCTATGGAAATGCGGGCAGCTGCGTGCCTGCCCCGATCATCCATGCGGTGATGATGATCGCCGCTTATCTTTATGAAAATCGCGGCGACACTGACGCGGAAATTCCATCCGCAGCCATGAACCTGATGGCGCCGTACAGACTGGTTACGTTCGGAGGATGATATGGCTGAAGACGAAGCTGTCCGGATCGGGCGGCTCCGCTGGCCACTTATCCTGGCGACACGCCAGCAGGCAGCTCAGATCGGGGCGACGGGTATCGACGAAAGCCTGACGAATCTTCAGCGAATTTACGGAGACGTTCAGCCTGTCGGCGCTCTGACATTCTGGGGAACGAACGGAACCGTTCAGCAAATAGACGAAGCTCAGGTCACGCATCGAATATTTGTCAGATGGACTGACGCACTCCTGAACTCCGAGGTTTTTGTCCGCATTTCAAAGCGCGTAAACCAGACAGACCGAATGGAAATATTCCGCGTCCGACGCCTTAAAGAACTGGGCGGAAGAAAACGTTTTGTCTGCGCTGAATGTCAGATGGAGCGGATAGGTGACCCATGGCCGATACAGTAGCAATCCGTGTCACAGTCGATGCCTCGGCGCTCGTTTTCGATAAGCGCGCTCTGAAGGCCTCCCTGCTGGTGGCTGGCCGCGAGGTTGCGGCGCAGGCGCGTCGGGATATGCGAAGCTCGGCCGGAAGCGGTATAATTTATCGCGGCCCGGGTGGGTCGGCCTCTAAATATCGCGGCGGATATAAAAGGGGCGCGCATCAGGCATCCGCACCTGGCGAGGCTCCCAGCCGCATCACTGGCACGCTGGCGAAGTCCATCAAGGTCCGGGCCTTCCGAAGCGGCGAAGGTGTATCGATCAGGGACACGGCTTTCTACGCGCTGTTTCTCGAAAAGGGGGCGAGTGGCGGCGGAAGGATGAAATCCGGTGGCGCTTTCGTACGCGGCAAACGCGGGGTTGGCAAGGTGCGAAAACTTGAACCGAGGCCGTTTCTTACCCGTGCGCTTCAGGAGCGTGAAGCGAGTATTGAGCCCCGCCTGGCACAGGCCGCTCGTGACGGTATCCGCATGGTCAGGATGAAGTTGTGAACATCGATGCGATCATCACGCAGATCAAAAAATATGCTCACGTGTTCAACGGCAACGTAGCCGGAGCTGCTGAATATGCACTGGCGAATGACACGACATGGCTGACTCCGCCGTGCGCTTTCGTGATCCCGCTCGAGGATGAGCCGGACGAAAATCAGGTGCAGAACGGCCTCGTCCAGTCGGTCAAAGAGACTTTCGGCGTCATCGTCTTTCTGGACAACTCAACAGATCGCCGGGGGCAGTCCTCTTCGACGATCGCTGTCAGCGATGTGAAGAAATCCCTGTTCTCAGCTGTCCTTAACTGGAAGCCGACTGACATGAACGTCTCTCAGGGCTTCCGTTATGCCCGCGGAGGACTGCTCGGCGACCCGAACAGAGCGCGCCTGGCCTGGCAGTTCGACTTTGCCGCGGACGTGACGATCTCGTGGCAGGAAGGCTTTCTGCCGGATGCTGTGCCGCTCAATGAAATCGATCTTGAATTTGAGAACGATTCGACGCCCGTGAGTATCGAGGCCCGCGTGACCGACCTTCAATCCTGAAAGACCTGAAATGATAACTCTGAAGCCGCGCGAGGGCCTGAAGATACGCGACTGCATGACGCGGGAGCTTATTCCGGCAACCGGAATCAATGTGGAGGAAGTGGCTGGCAGGCCCCGTTCTCCTTACTGGCAGCGCCTTCTTCGTGACGGCGACGTGACCACCGCAGCCCCGCAACCGGCACACGCGGCTGCACTCATCTCCCCGCCCTCTGCATCGCCGCAGGAATAATCAATGACCATCTCGTTCACAAATCTCGATACGACGCAGAGAACGCACGGTGTCTTTGCCGAAGTCGACCCGCAGTATGTCAGCGGAAGCCAGCTCCAGCGCACGCTGATACTGGGGCCGATGCTGAGCTCCGGCACCGCGACTGCCAATGAGCCATTTCTGGCAACAGGCGCATCCGATGTGGATGCGGCCTGCGGTGTAAGCTCAGTCCCGGCCCTGATGTATCGTCAGTATATTGGACAGGACAGCTCGGGCACGGTCTATATACTGCCCCAGACCGAGGACCCGACAGCCCAGGCTGCTGCCGGGTCGCTTCTGGTGGCCGGCACGACGACGGCAGCGGGTACCATTGCGCTTTATGTCGCAGGCGTGAAGATCCAGATCGGCCTGTCGAGCGGAACGACGTCCACGGATGTCGCGACCGCGATGGCTGCGAAGATCAACGCAACGGCGAATCTTCCTGTTACTGCGACAGCACAAAACGGCACGGTGGCTCTGACATCTCTGAATAAGGGGATGACTGGCAACGAGATCGATATTCGCCTGAATTATCTCGGTGTGGCAGGCGGAGAGCAGACCCCTTCGGGCATCACGATCACAATCGCGGCGATGGCGGGGGGCGCGACAAACCCGACAGATAATCTCGCGACCGGATTGACCAATCTTTCGGATATGTCCTTCGATTTCATCGTCAGCCCTTATACCGACAGCACATCGCTCGGTCTGCTTCAGACACTGCTAAACGATACGGATGGCCGCTGGTCATGGAACGAAATGCTCTACGGCGGGTATTTCTGTGCTTATCGAGGCACGGCAGGCGCTCTGACGACGTTCGGAAATGGGCGTGACGAATTCACCGGAAGCTGCCTTGGCTTCTACGACAGCCCGTCACCGGCGTGGCTGTGGGCTGCCGATTACGCGGGGGCGTCTGCGGTCAGCCTCAGAGCCGACCCCGGTGTTCCGCTTCAGGAACTGATCCTGAACGTGCTCGCCCCGCCGATCGCAAGCCGGTTTAGCCGAAGCATACGGAACACGCTGCTTTACGACGGAATCTCGACTTTTACAATCAGCGCTTCCGGGCAGGTTGTTATCGATCGGGCGATCACGTTCTGGCAGACCGATCCGTCAGGCGCAGCCGACATCACATGGCTGAATGTCGAAACACCCTACAGCCTGACTTACGTGATCCGGGACATCGTGGCGTTCCTTAAAGCCAATTACGGCCGCAAGAAGCTGGTAGCGGACGGAACCAATATTCCGGGCGGATCGAATATGGTCACATCACAGACGGTCCTCGCCGCGGCTGTCGGTCGTTACAAAATCCTCTGCGACAACGGATATGCGCAGGATTACGATACCTTCAAAGCGAATGCTGCCGCAGAAAATAAAGGGAATGGTGTCGTAGCCCTTCTTCTGCCGTTCCACCTGGTCGATCAGCTCAGGATGATCGCCATCAAGGTCAACTTCATCAGCGGAGTGGCATCATGAGCGCGTCTCTTTATTCGTCCACTCCGACTGCTCTCGGCGCGCGCGCCGGCGCCGCATCCGTCGAGATTGACGGTGTTGCCGTCGATATCGCTTCGGAACTGACTTATGACGCCACGGTCGTGAAGCGGGAGCTTCTCGTTGGCCAGAGTGGTATTCAGGGCTACAGCGAAACCCCGAAAGGCGGGTTCATTTCGTTTGTCGCGCGCGACAGCGGAAGTCTGTCTCAGGCCGCCCTGGTCAATATCGGATCCTGTGTCGTCGTTGCCGTCCTGGTGAACGGAAAAATCATCACCGGCACACCGGTTATTGTGACCGAGATCGCGGGTGTTAATACAGCCGAAGGCACGTTCGAGGTCCGGTTCGAAGGGACTGTCACGGAGACCACGATATGAGATTCGAGCCGCATGTTCTTGATGTTCCGGTAAGTCATGATGGCGGAACGGTGACGGAGCTGATGGTCACCGAGCCGGACGCAATCAGAATGGCGAATGCGCAGCGAGCGATCGACGGCAGCATCAATCCGGAATCCGCCTCGATCTTCTCGCGTGATCTGGTGATGGCCGCGTGTAGTGTCAGTCAGAAGATTGCTGACATGCTCCCGCTGAGTGTCACATCCGAAATAGCTGACCGCGTGATGAATGCCATTCAGGATGAAGTCGATACATACGAGTTCGACCCGTCGCAGGATGTGATGACGCTCGATGAACCGGTTCAGGTCGGTCCGGTAGCATACGGCGAAATTTCTGTGCGCGAACCAACGACCGGCGAGCTGATCAAAGCTAATTCGAACCTTCGTCAGTCGCAGGGGCCGGCAGCGCAGATGCGCTATCGCATGGCGCTGGTAAGCAATGTCAGCGGCATCCCCGTGACATCGATCTATAAATTCCCGGCTTCGGTCGTGATGAAGGCCGCAAAGGTGATCGAGGGTTTTACGCCGGCTGGCCCCGGAACTGGCAGCATCTGATCTGGGACCTCGCGCTCCATTACCGCTGCGGCCCGGAGCCTTTCATGAAGATGCCGGGCAGCATGCTTTCTCAGGCCGTCACTGAGGCAAATCGGCAGAGTGCCGCAAACAGGACAACATAATGGCCGGCGGCGGTTTTACAGTCACGATCAGCGCGGTCGACAAGCTGACCAGGACGCTCGATGATATCAATAAGAAATCGCGTGAGACGTTTCGTCCCTTCCGGGAGCTCGATGCTTCGATCAGACGCTTCGCAGGCACAACACTGGGCCTGCGAAATGTCGGAAACGCGATGCGGGATGTCGGACGCTCTTCCCGTGACGCGTTCGAGCACGTCAGCAGCATTGTCGCGCCGCTGGGCGCGATCACGGGCGCTGCCAGCATTGCAGGCATGTACCGCATGGTATCGGCGTGGTCGCAGTGGGGATCGCAACTGAGGAACACATCGCAGTCGATCGGCATGTCAGCGCAGAAGGTCGCGCAGTGGGAAGGCGCCGCTCAGATTGGAGGCGCGGCTGCCGGCTCCATGTCGTCTGCCCTGCAGAGCCTCGGCCAGAATATGTATGACGCGGTCGGGGGTCGGAATAGCAGTTTTGTCGCGCTGATGAACGGATGGGGGATTGCGTTCCGCAAGACCGCGACGCAGGGCCGCGACGTTTCTGAAGTCTTCCCGCAGATTGCGGATCGCATCGCTAAGATCAAAGAGACGTTTGCGCAGGCGCAGGCGGCTGCGATTGCATTTGGCGGTGCTGGTGCGGCGATGTTGCCCTATCTGCGCCGGGGCGCAGCCGGGATGCGGGAGTATCAGGCGGAGGCAGCGAAATACCTGCATGTGACCGCAGCGAGCGCCGGGCACGCGGACCAGTTCCGCATGTCTCAGACGCGCCTGACGTTCGCTGTTCAGGGGTTCGCGAATCAGCTTTCCGACCGGCTGGCTCCTGTCCTCACGCCCATAATCGATAAATTTGCTGACTGGCTGGCAACGAGCCCGCAGGTCACAAGTGCGATTGATCAGATGGGGCAGGCTGTTCAGGAGTTCGCCGCGTGGCTGCGGGGTGTCGACTGGAAGGGCACGATCGACTGGGCGAAATCCCTCGGAGCAGGCATCAAGTCTCTCGTTGATGATATCGGAGGACCAAAGCGCGCCCTGGAGGGCTTTCTTCTCCTGATGGCGGCAAATGCAGTTGCGGGTCTGATCGGGCCGTGGTTGAGGGTCGGTCTGGCCATATGGGGCGTGGCTGCGCGCCTCGATAAAGCCACTGCGGCAATGCTCCGCTTTACGGCCGCCGAGAAAGTCGCGGAGGCCGGGAGCATCGGTGGCGCGGTAAGCCGCGCGGCCGGGCTTGCGTCGCGAGCCGGGTGGGCGCTCGCGGCCGGAGCCGCGACACATGAAGCTCTGAACGCGGCTGATCCGAACGACAGGATCGGATCATGGGTGGATCAGAACGCGCCAGGCGCATCGTGGCTTGATAACCAGGCTTCACGGATTGGTCTTGGTCGCTCTTACGCTGAACAGACCATGGCCTCGGCAGGCGCTCCGTATAAAGCCGGCCTTCTTCTGAAAGACACAGGGGCGAGCCAGCGCCAGTATGACATTTTTGCGCGTAGCGTCGCGGGTATAGAGCGCGCCGGTTATGGCCAGATGGGCGGTGCCGGCGGACATTATGCTGGCCGATATCAAATGAGCGCGGGGGCAATTTCTGATGCGGCTCATTACCTCGGGGAGCAGACCCCGACGCAGAGCCAGTTCCTTAGTGACAACGCCATGCAGGAGCGGTTTTTCGAGGCTAACACCGACCTGAATTCGCGTTATCTTTCAGCGCACAGTGCAATGTTCAAAAGTGCCTCAACTGCCCGGAAACTGGCAGTTCTCGGTTATGCACATAATCAGGGAATGGGCGGCGCGCTTAAATGGTTGCAGACAGGTCAGGCAGGGCATGACGCTTTCGGCACCGACGGAACGCGCTACTCCGATTCTGTAACGGCCAATCTGGCCACGTCCGATGGCCAGGACGCGGCAATATTTCCAATTGGTGCTCCATCCGGCCCCGCGCTCTCTGTAGCCTCGGCTCATCAGGTCGGCACAGGAGGTGTCGCAAACGGGACTATGACTGTTCAGGTGCAGGCCGCGCCAGGCACATCCGCTTCGGTCCTGAGTAAAGATGGCGCTCTTAAGGACGCGAGGGTGGTGCAGAATAATGTGACGGATGTGGGACCGTGAGTGAATCAATCCTGACACTGATCGGGCTTGCCAACGAAGTCGCGTCGTGGCTGGACGCTCTCCAGCCAGCATCATGGCGTGGCATCGAATTTGCGGTTGAACGATCTGAGATCAGGCGAGGCAGAAGAACTGCCGTTCACGAATACCCGTTTCGGGATCAGGTCTGGGTCGAGGATCTCGGTCGCGGCGTCCGTTCATATGCATTCACCGGCTTCGTCGTGGGAGACGATTGCTATGATGTCGAGCAGGCGCTTCTGGCGCAGGCGGAAATAGCCGGCCCCGGTACGCTGGTCCATCCGACGCTCGGTTCCGTGACAGTAACGCTGGCTGGCCCGCTCGTTACAGAGCAGGTCGCAGATCGGGGAAGGTGCGTTTCAGTCCGGTTTGAGTTTATCGAAACCGGAGAGTCCCTTTATCCGACCATTGCGTCGGATACTCAGTCGCTGGTCGGATCGCTGGTTTCGGATCTGACCGATCTGGTATCGTCTGATTTTATCAGCACGGTTGCTGATGCAATAGAAGAGGGCGCATCTGTTGTCTCCTCTGTGGTATCCGCAGCCGTATCCTGGGCATCGGCAGCTCTCCTTCTGGTGTCGGATGCTGGCCTGGTCGTCGGAGCTGTCGCGGGGCTTGCTGGAAATTACGGGCGCTATTCGACGGGAAACCGGACGACACTGTTCACGAATATCAGTACTGTCGATGATGCAATCTCATCTGTTGTGTCGGCCCGCGCTGTGGCTGATGCCTGCGCCGCATCCGTCGGGTCTGCCGCTGGTGACCTCACTGACGGTGGAGTTTCGTTCTGTGCCGCTGCCTGGGCGCTGACAGAAGCGATCAGAGCCTGCTGTTGTGATCCGGCAGACGCCCTGCGGCTTCTGTCCGTCATAGCAACCTACACACCGACCATAGCGTCTTCGTCGGCGCCCGTCGGGGCGGCGATCCAGACTGCGCAGACTGCATCCGGTCAGGTGTTCCGGAGGTCGGCTCTGGCTTCGCTGGCAACCGCCTGCGCAGATTATCAGCCATCATCATATGATGATGCGATTGCTGTCAGGGCGTCTGTCGTAACGCTGTTCGACGCAGCGGTTCTGGATGCCGGTGATTCCGGTCAGGATCAGGCATACCTCGGACTGCGTGCCCTTCGGACGGCGGTTTCCGTCGATGTGACAGTGCGCGGGGCCAGTCTGGCCCGTCTGATGGAAGTCGACACACCTGCTCCGGCTCCGGCGCTCAGTCTGGCCTATCGTCTCTATGCCGACGCCTCCCGTTCTGACGACCTGATTGCCCGTGCCGATCCGGTCCACCCGGCATTTATGCCGACCACGTTCAAGGCCCTGAGTTCCTGATGTCAGAAACAACGCAGACGGTTACGGCGCACCGGACATCGACAGGCCGCGACCCGAATTCTCTGTATCTTGAGATTGGCGGGAAGGTTTTCAGCGGCTGGCAGGAGGTCCGCGTCACGCGTGGCGTCGAGCGGATGCCATCCGACTTTGATATTCTTCTGACTGAAAAATATCCCGGTCAGGCCAGCCAGATCGACGTAATGCCCGGTCAGTCATGTGTCGTCAGACTCGGCGATACCCGGGTGATCACCGGCTATATTGATCGCTACATTCCGTCGATCTCGAAAGGGCAACACAATGTCCAGATATCCGGACGGGGAAAGTGTCAGGATATTGTAGATTGCTCTGCCATTGTTACAGGCATGGCTCTGGGTGGGTACGACGGGGATAATGCAGAAACCCTGATCTTCGGGCTGGTCAGCAAATTCGGCGTCACCGTGCAGAATTACATTACTGATGATACCGCCAGAGCGAATACGACAGTCCCCCAGTTCAATGTGAACCTCGGGGAAACGCCGTGGGAAATCATCGACCGGATTTCCCGGTGGGGGCAATTCCTCTGCTACGAAGATACGTTCGGCAATCTTGTTCTGTCCCAGGTCGGCTCAGACAGCATGGAAAGCGGTTTTGTCGAGGGGATCAATGTCGAGGGCGCGTCACGGACGCTGGCCTATGACCAGAGATTTTCCGTCTACTATGCGTTCATCCAGGCTACGGATCAGCTTTCACAGCAGCTTCAGGCGGATATCATGTCTGCCGTGCCTGTCACCGACCCTGACATCACGCGGTACCGTCCGAAGGCAATCATCTCCGAGCAGACGCTGAACGGACAGGACATTGCCACCATGCGCCTCAACTGGGAACTCGCTCGCCGCGTGGGCCGGTCTCAGGCCGTGACGCTGACATGCGACACCTGGAGAGACAATTTCGGCAACCTGTGGGAGCCGAATAAGCTCGCCTGCGTCTACCTGCCGTCGCTCAAGCTGGATAAGGCGCTCTGGGTCATCGGCGAGGTCACGTATCGCCGCGATGATACCGGGACGCACGCCGACCTGCTGCTGATGCCGAAGGAGGCGTATGAGCCCGAACCCAACGTGTTGCAGGCACAGTTCGTTCAGATCATGGCAGCGGACAGTGGCTCTGCAGCAAAGACCTCCTGATGCAGAATCATGTTCAGCGTCTCTTTCGGCGCATTCAGGGGTTGTTTCAGCTTGGCAGCGTGACGGTAGCCGGTGATGACTCTGGCGATGCTCAGAAAGCTCAGGTGACGGTCTCCGGTCAGGCGGTGCGCGGTGGTTTGCCGGTGGTGCAGGATTATGGGTTCAGCGCGGTTCTGCCTGCTGGCGTGGATGCTCTGATTTTTAGCCTGTCGGGGGATGCGACGAGCGGCGTCATTGTCGGGACGCTTGATAAGAAAAACCGCCCAAAGAACCTGAAGCCCGGACAGGTGTGTCTGTTCACGCAGGCCGGTGATCAGATCCTGCTCGACAACGGCGATGATGGAATCACAATCACTCCCAAAGGCGGAACCGTGCTGATTAACGGAAATTGTCACATCACCGGCAAGCTCACCGTGGACGGGGACGTTGTCGCCGCGGGCATCTCACTCGACGACCATACTCACTCCGGCGTCGAAGCGGGGAGTGACGACACAGGAAAACCGGTAAGCTGACATGAGTTCAACCATTCCCGTGCGCGGCGGCGACATTCTGATCGAATGGAACGTCGATACCGCAGAGGGTGACTGGTCGATAGAGAACGGATCTCTGGCGACTTCTCAGACCGGATACGACACCCTGAAAAATGCCGTTCTGCTCTCTCTGTTTACAGACAGGGTCGCTCCTTCCGACTGGGATGGTCCCGATCGGCGAGGCTGGTGGGCAGACACATATCGGGACAGCCCCATAGGCTCGCTTCTCTGGCTTCTCGCGCGCAGGAAGATTTCCAACCGAACAACGCTTCTCGGTCAGGCAAGGAGGTATTGCCTGGACGCGCTCCAGTGGATGGTGACGGCGGGCGTGGCGAAAACGATCAACGTGTCCACGGCATGGGCGACCTCTTCAATCATGGCAATCATGGTGTCGGTCGTGAAGCCGGACGGAACAACCTCAAATTACAACTGGCTCTGGAGATCATCATAAATGCCATGGTCACGACCAACGCTGACGGATCTGATCGGGCAGACGCAGCAGGACGTATCAGGCGCAAATATTCCGGGCGTCGATGGCCTCCTCAACCTCTCGGTGCTCTACACGCTCGGTTATGCGACTGCGGGCCTGTCGAACCTGCACTACGGTTATCAGGACTGGATTGCGAAGCAGGCCACTCCATGGGGGGCGACCGGAGAATATGCGGACGGATGGGGCTCTCTGAAAGGCGTTACTCGCAAAGCGGCGACGGCTGCGGTGCTGTCGTTTTCATTTTCAGGAACAGCAGACGTTCCGCTGCCGGCCGGATCTTCGATCACCGCTTCGAACAGCCTGATCTTCACAACGGACGCTGAGGCTGATGTTGACGCGACCGGTGCGCTGAGTGTGCAGGCGACGGCGGCTGATACAGGAACGGATTACAATCTCGCGACCGGCACAACAGTCTCCCTCTCGTCTCCGGTATCCGGAATCACTTCGGCCGGAACCGTCGTTTCCATTATGACAGCCGGAACGGACGAGGAAACTGACGCCACCTATAAAACACGCTACCTCGCCCGCTACGCCGATACGCCTCAGGGGGGCGCGGCCGCAGATTACGTTAACTGGGCCGAGGCGGTCGACGGCGTAACCCGCGCCTGGTGCAACCCGCTTGGCTTCGGAGCTGGCTCTGTCGTTGTCTATGTCATGCTGGATGACGCGAACTCCGCCTATAACGGCTTCCCGCAAGGGACGGATGGCGCGGCGACCGGGGATGATCGATACACGACCGCTTCCGGAAATCAGCTGGCGGTTGCGGACGCGATTTATGAGGTCCAGCCTGTCACAAGTCTCGTCATCGTGTGTGCGCCCATCGCTCTGCCAATTGATTTCACGATCGAGGATCTGAGCCCGAATACGACCGTTGTGCAGGGTCTGATTCAGGAAGCTCTGGCGGACATGCTCATCACAAAAGGGACGCCTCTGGGAGGAACGATTTATCCGTCCGACTGGGATGAGGCGATCGCGTCGGTATCATCGATCGACCATTTCTACGTTTCAGGTCCATCCGCGCCAGTCACAACCGCCGTTGGTTCTCTCCCGACGGTCGGAACAATAGCCGCGTCGTCATGATCTATTCCCACGACGATTTTCTGTCGGCCTATCAGCAGCTCCTCCCTACGGGCGCGGTCTGGCCGAAGGGTACCGATACCATCATGTCGGAATCTCTCCGTCCCCTGATGGCAACGTGGGAGGCTCTGGCGTCCGCAGACTACGCGCTCCTGATTGATACATTCCCCGCCACCACGACCGAACTTCTGACGGAGTGGCAGGAATCTCTCGGCCTTCCCGATCCCTGCGCCGGCGACAATCCGACGCTGGCACAGCAGCGCGCGCAGATCGTATCACGCCTGACGGATACGGGTGGTTGTTCAGTTTCTTACTTTATCAGCTTCGCAGCGGCTCTTGGTTACACGATTACCATTACACAGTTCGCGCCCTCCCGGTTTGGCCGGACGTTTGGAAACACTTTTGGCGGAGACGCCTGGTCGTATGCCTGGCAAGTCAATATGCCTGAATTCACGATTTCCGATCTGACTTTTGGCGATCAGTTCGGGTCGGCTTTTGCCGCCTGGGGTGACACGGTCCTGCAATGCGAACTTGCACGCATCAAGCCTGCCCATACGGCACTAATGTTTAATTATGAAAGCTGACACATGGATCTTCTGATCGCATCGAATTCGGTAGTTCAGGCCAGCGCTGACACATCCCCGACGTCAGGTACGCCGCAGTGGGCGACCGATGGTAATCCTGCCACAGGCGTGCCCGCGACGACCTTTCCGGCTTACATTTTTAATGCAGTCATGGCTGAGATCACTCAGGCAATTAAAGACGCCGGGATAACGCCCGATGGGACAGACTGGACCCAACTCTCGCGTGCCATGAGTATGAAGCGCGGTGGCGTTCCTCTGACATCATCCGGATCCTTCACCGTCCCTGCAGGTGTTTATAAGGTTCGTGTGTCGATGTGGGGCGGCGGCGGCGGAGGTGGTGGTGCGGGTGGCACGGCGTCTTCCGGATGCGGCGGGCAGGCCGGAGCGTTCTGCTATGACGAACTGAGCGTCACACCGGGAACCGTCATCAACTACGCGGTTGGGGCGGCCGGTATAGCCGGGGTTGCCGGTGCGTATGGTTCGCCGGGCGGTACGACAGCATTCGGATCTCTATCGGCCGGGGGCGGGTATGGCGGCCCGGGCACCTCGGCCGGAGGTGCGACATGGGGATCAAATCCGGGTGGTGGAATAGCCTCAGGCGGATCTCTCAACGTCACCGGACAAGGCTCCGCGAATGCCTTCCAGAATAGCTCCGGTTATATGGGGTCCATGGGTGGTTCCGCCTCAATGGGTGGCTCCGGCGGGTTCCAGTCTGTCAGCACCGGAGCCACCGGGGTATTCCCCGGCGGTGCCGGCGGCGGTGCGGGTTGCAACGGCACGACCAATGCAGGCGGCGGTGGTGCTGCAGGTCTTATTTTTGTGGAGTGGTGATCATGGCAGATAGCGCCCGTTATATTGTCTATCGCACAGCTGCGTCGGAAGATCAGGCCGCAGGATATATTGTGAACGCTGTTATGTGGGATGGAATCACAAACTATAGCCCCGGGAGTGGCCTTGCGCTGGCTGCTGACCCGGCCGGGCAATATCCGATCGGCGGCAGTTACGTCGCTCCCACATCCTGATCTTCCCGGGTGCTTTGAATTGCCCCTTCCGCCCTTTGAGGCGGTTTTTTTATGCCTGGAATCCTGAATGTCTGAGACTACATCGTCAGTAACGCGTCCTGAGTTTGAAAATCTCTCGGGGACCGTGCGCCATATTGACCGTGAGGTCGCCGTGCTTCGGGGGGAAGTGCAAAGCACCAAGGCGGATATGCAGGACCTGAAAGATGGCCAGAAAGAAATTGTCGCTGAGTTTCGCAAATCGCAGACGTTCCGTGGAATCATTACTGGCGGATGGGCCGGACTTGGAACGGGCGCCGTGCTTGGGCTGGCAAAGATCATGGGCTTTACCCCGTGAGCGCCGCAGACCTTGACACCTGCATCGCCTTCATCGGGGCTGCTGAGCGGGGATACCAGAACAACTATTCTGACCCGGGCAACTGGTCATCTGGCATGAGGTATGTCGGGAACCTGATTGGAACGAATTACGGAATCTCCGCACCGACGCTGACAAAATGGATGATGCGTGAAATCACGCCATCCGACATGCGGACTCTCGACTGGGCAACAGCCCGGGATATCTACGTCGCGTGGTTCTGGAATCTGATCCACGGCGATGATCTGCCGTCCGGTCTCGATCTTATGGGGTTCGATCATGCGATTATGGCTGGTCCCGCCTCGGCTCTGGCGGAGATTGCTGATTCTGCAGCAGTTGGCCTGGGCACTCAGGCAACGACGTTGAGCCGGTTCCGGATGCAGATCCTTCAGCGCCGCCTCGACGTCGTGCCTGACGGCTTTTACGGGCCACTCACATCTGCGGCCATCGCAGGTCAACACAACCAGCACCCGGCGCTCCGCATCCTCTACGTCTCTCAGATACAGGAGATTTATTATCGCGGCCTTGGTGGATCACATGATTTCCTGACTGGCTGGCTCGACCGGCTCTCTGCGCGCACCACGCTTGCGCTGCAACTTTCTGATGGAGCATCCGCGTGACGATATTAAACCTGCCAGCGGGCTTTGTGCGTTCGCCATTTCGCGTCTGCGGCGTGCCGGCTCCGTCGAACACGCCTGACCGGCTGTGTGAGTTTCTGCGCGGTGTAAAGCCGGTTTATCGTCACGAGCGGCCGCATGCGGAAGAGTACAGGCTCAGCGAGAAGTCATCTGCTGACGTTCTGGATTACACTTTCGACTTCACGGACTGGCTTTCCGGAACATCCGACACGCTTGCAGCCATATCCTTTACCGTGCGGCATCCCCTCAGCGTCAGTTACGACCTGACTTGTATCCTTCAGGGGATATACGACAGCACGCAGGCGGTATTTGTTCTGGCATCCGGCCCGCCCGGACTGGATGTTTCAGTGAATGTGAAGATCACGACAGCGCAGGGCAGAAATTACACGATGCGCGTGATCGCACCGATCAACACCACAACCGATCCGACGGATCCCCCCGACACATCCGCGGGCGTTCTGACGATCGGCGGCATCCCGATCACCATTGGTGGCAACACGCTCTCTCCCTGAAGGACTCATAAATTGAGGAAAGAACCCATGAGGCGCTTTGCTGCCATCATGCTGGCTTCGGCTGCCCTGTTTTCGGGGACAGCCTTCGCTGACAGCACGTATGAAGTTTCCGGCCTGCCTGCCGGTATGCCTTTCCAGACCGGTGATGCGGTACCGTTTTCCAGAACCGTAAACGGCACCGCAACGCCTTATCAGTTTGATCCGTCCGTTGCTTTTGCAAACGCGACCGATCCGAAAGCCTGGCATCAGACGTCCGATCTCGCTGCGGCACTTGTTACGCCGGCCGGCGGGACTCAGGTTGCGCTCGGGACTGAACTGACCGCGATCGTTCAGCAGATTGCGGCAGCGCAGGCGACGGCATCTGCGGCACTGACAACAACGACGGGTGACGTGCGCTATGTGAAGCAGCTGGGCGATGTCTCGTCTAACACCGTCACGTCGGGCGGCTCGACCATGACGATTGAGGCGCTTGCTGCGGAGGTTGCGGCAGGCAGTGGCGGCGGAACAGTCACCGGCATCACGCAGGCAGAGGCGGACGCGCGCTACTGGCAACTGACCTCGAATATCGCAGGCGCGACGTATGGCACGACGACGCTCTCTGCTCAGTTGGCGACATACCTGACGTCAGCATCTGCGAATTCAGCCTACTGGTCACAGACAGCGAATATCTCGGCGGCGTTCGTCACTTACTCCGGGGGAACAACGACCCTCAGTGCGGCGCTGGCGGCAGCGGCGGCATCCGGTTCGGGCGGTTCCAGCACCACGGCAACCGTGCCCGTGACCACAACGACAAGCCCTGGCGCTTCATATCCAATCGCTTATGCGGCATCCGGGAGTGTCGCATACGACGTCACGCCGTCGCAGGCTCTCGCTCTGACACTCAGCGGTGGAACCGCCGGTCAGGAGCAGCGGATAACGGTTGTGATCCGGCAGGGGGCGACAGGGTACGCGGTCACGCTGCCAGCCGGTGTGATCTGGGCTGGTAGCACGCCGGCAGTCAGCACAACCGCCGGGCAGGCAACAATCCTCACATTTTACACCGATGACGGTGGCGCAACAATCTTTGGCAAGAGCGGATTCTGATCGATGACAACAATCACTGGCGTTACGCCGTTCGATAATGTTCAAAAGCTGGCTCCCGGTTCGATCGTGCAGCCGATAGCGGTTATGACGAATGTAGCTGAGACGTCCGAACTTGCGCCTGTAGCAATCAGCGCGTCCGCTCCGGCATCAGACGTGCCGGGAAGCGAAATCATCATCGATCCGGCGCATGAATACCAGGATTGGATTGGCGTCGGTGGGGCTTTTACCGAAGCAACTGCCTATGTCCTGATGACCTATATGACGGCAGCAAACCGGGCGGCTTTTCTACAGAAAATGTTCGGAACCGACGGCTTCCAGTGCCTTCGGATATGCTTTGGATCGTCAGATTATTCCTTCAGGACGTACTATTCCTATGACGATAATGGTGGTGTGGCCGACCCTGATCTGACAAACTTTTCCATCCAGCGGGATCAGGATTATATTATCCCGCTCTTGCAGGAAATTCTTCTGATCAATCCAAGAATATGGATTTTCGCTTCGGTCTGGTCTCCGCCGGCGTGGCTTAAAACATCAGCGTCTCTGTGTGGCGGGTGGTTTAATGCTACGGCTGCAAACTATACGACGTATGCAAATTATCTCGTTATGGCAATTCAGGCCTATGAAGCCTGCGGCATCCCGATTGCAGCGGTAACACCGCAAAACGAACCCCAGGGGAACCATACAGATTATCCGTCATGTGAGTGGACGGGCGCGCAACTTGTCACGTTCATCGGCAGTTACCTCGGCCCGGCACTGGCGGCAGCGAACCTGAATACCGAAATCATCGCCTGCGATACGTCGTGGGGATCGGCACCGTCTTACGGTCTGGCGGTACTCGGCGACACGACCGGGAAGCAGTTCTGCCAGTCAGTCGGCTATCACGGCTATAACGGTTATGTAAGTGAAGTTCCGGGACAGCTTCGTCCTTATCCGGGAACGCGGGTCTATTTTACTGAGTGGATCAGCACGCTGTCCGGACAGGGCGACAGTCTTCTGTTCGGCGCGGAGAAATGGTGCGCCGATCTGTTGAACAACATGGTGCGCTACGGTGCCCGTGCTCTCATGCTCTGGAATATTGCCCTGGACCAGACAGGCGCTCCATATGAGCAGAGTCCTTCTACGGCGCACGAATGCCGTGGGATGGTCACGATCAACAACTCAACAGGCGCGATCACCTACAATTCTGAGTATCTGGCATTTGCGCATATCTCGAAATATGTGCAGCGAGGCGCGAAGCGCATCCAGTCTAACGTCTTTACGATGGTAGCATCAAACAGCTATTCTTCGACGGTGTCTTCTGTCACCGGTACAGATGTGACCAATGTTGCCTTTAAAAACCCGGATGGGTCCATTGTCGTGTTTCTCTGGAACCCCCTCTCAGCGGCCCGCACGGTTGTTCTGACGGATTCCTATCTCGGCCAGTCCATGCCGGTCACGATTCCGGCGCAGTCCTATCAGACTGTCACCTGGGGCGCGGATAACGTCATTACGACTGCGGCGACGTTCACGGCCCCCGGCGCACCGACTCTTGGCACCCCGACCACAAATTCGGCGGGTCAGGTTGTTGTCCCGATCACCGCGCCTGCCTCCGTCGGAAGCAGCGATCTTGGCGGATACAGGGTCTTCGCCGGAAGCGCGGCAGGCGCAGAAGCCACGATGCCGCTGTTTACGATCCCCGGCACCAGCACGTCATTCACTGATACGCTGCTCGCATCCGGTAGCACTCGTTTCTATAAAGCTGAGGCTTTCGGTCTCGGGGGCGCCAGTGCTGCCTCGAATGAAGTTTCAGGGACGCCGGTCGCTGCGAGCGCTACGACTTACACGCTCACCGGTTCCGCCGCTCTTAACGTGGGAACGGCGAGCACATTCACGGTCACGCCGAACGCGGCACTCTATGCGGCGGCCACGATTACACCGGCCTGCACCGTCGCGGGCACGTTCAGCCCGACAAGTGTTACTCTCGCCGAAGGGTCCAGTGCGGCAGCGACCTTCACTTTCACGCCTTCGGCTACGGGGACAGGCACGCTCTCCACGACCAATAGCGCCGGTCTGACTGATCCTGCCGGTCTGGCCGTCACTGTGGCAGCAGCCACGACACCATTTACCACCTACACGTCTGCTCTAAGTGCTTCGTCCGTCGTTATGGGTAACCCTGTGACCCTGACGATCACGCCTGGCACCGGAGCGGCGAATACGTCCGCAATTACTGTCACCCCGGCCTCCACACTGGCGGGCGTGTTCTCCCCGGCGACAGTGTCCATCCCTGCCGGCTCAACGGCCGCCGTCACCTGCACATTCACGCCAAGTGCGTCCGGAACGGCTACGATCAGCACCACCAATAGCGGCTCGCTGACCGATCCTGCCTCTGTGACACTGACCGTATCGGCGGAGGCGGTCCCATCCACAGCCTTCACGCTGACTGGCGCGGCAACCGGCACAGTGGGGATCGCTCAGACCCTAACGCTGACGCCGAATAACAACGGGCCGACGACAGCGACGATTGTGACGCTGTCGGATGGTGGAGCAGGCGGCACATTCTCGCCGGCAACGGTGACATTTGCTGCGGGTTCTGCCACCGCTGAAACGGCCACCTATACACCGTCGGGGGCTGCGACCGTTTCCATCGGTGCAACGAATAACGGGAGCCTGACGAACCCGGCAGTTCTGTCCGTTGTCGTCAGCGCGGTTGCTACGATGCATTATCTGTCAAACAGCTCAACAAGTGGCCATGCTTCTACGTCTACGCCTATAACGGCCCTTGATGGTTATATCTTCAAGGCTATTGCGCGTATTAATATTGCGACTGCAGTTGCCTCGAATGCTCTGGTCGTCGGAAACTACCCGCTGTCTGGTTCATCCGCATCGACCTGTCAGTTCAACGTGTTGCTTACTGAACTGTCAGGCTACGCGGCGGGTATTGGTTGTCAGTGGTATAATACCTCGAAAACTTATGAAGCCGCCTGGGCCGCGATCGGTATTCCGACATCACTGATCGGCGAAATTATTTACATTAGAGCCGTTAATAACACCGGAACGACGAGTTTCACGGATACCGACGGGACTGTGTATGCTGCCGGAACCGTAACAGTAGGGTATTCGACAGACGGCACGGCCTATACGTCCCTTGGCACGCTGACTGGCCAGACTACAGGTATTAACCAGCAAACAAACGCAGCCACTATGTATGCTGGCATAAGCCCGCAGTCCCTTAGCGTCTATAATGTCACAGTTACTGACGCGTCCGGAACTGTTCTCTGGGATCCGGACTTTACAACACAGAGCACGGGCACGACATCGTTTGAAGACTCTGCCGATAACACATGGACTATTACATCGCCTGCCACGATAGTTTAAGGAGCGGAGCGGGGAGTTATCCCCGCCTCCATGTCGATGCAATTTCGTCTGCTATCTCTGGGCTACATTTTCGAGCGAAGAGGCAGGAAGTGTCCAGAATCTTCGGCAGATCGGCTCTGTGCAGTTTCCTCAAATCAATGGGATCAAGAAGCTTCTGCTTTAATGTCCGCGCCTCAGGAACGCGCTTTGTAATGTAATGCGTACCTTGTTCGGCAGCGTCAGGTCCCGTCGGAGTGACCGCGTCGCCGCTCTTACGCAAATAGCGGACGAATAATGTATTGAAATATATCTCATCAGGAGCCATTGCCCAGCGCAACGTTCTGTCAAGTTCATGATGAGGTTCTATAAACCACTCCGCAACAGACCTGGATGCCGAAAAAAACTGCGACCCCTTCCAAAGGTCGGTCAGAGAGACGTTACGCTCAAGGGGTGTTTTAGAGCCTGAATCAGAAAGCGGTTTGATTGATTTTTCGCAGAACTCTGCGGATATGGGCAATCATCAACCATGCGCAGGATGACGAGATTGTTGTC